TTAAGCCCAGTTAGGAAATCGCCGATTACGGCGGTTACAGTAAGGATGGCGTCGGCCAGCGACCCGACCCCTCCCGCCATGGGAAGGACGGCATTGACCACCGCCATAACGCCCTGACGGACCAGGTCGAGGATGGAAAACAGCCCCTGGAAAGTCCGCCTTACCTTATCCGCCGTCTCGTCCGACAGGATCAGCCGCTCGGAAAAGCTGCGCAGCGTCTCCGTCAGCGCGTAGAGCTGGTCGGCGGTGGCCGGCGGGAAAATATCCCGGAACGCGTCCTTGATTGGAACGATGACGCTCATCAGCCCCTTGGCCGCATTCCAGACGGCCTCGATCAGGTTCTCCCGTCCGGAGGGGCGGATGATTTTCTCCGCGAATTCGTCCATAGAGACGGAGCCGTCCCGGAGGCCCTTGTCCAGCTCTTCGATCTGGGCGACCATCTCCGAGGTGTAACCCGCAGCCTTCCGCTCTGCCTGGGACATGCCGGTCATCTTGTCATGGAGATTGTGGACGGCCTGCGTCAGCGTATCGGAGGAGACTACCCCCTCGGACAGGCCCTTTTTCAGCGCGTCGCTGAAGCTCTCCGATTCGCTCACCAGCTTCTCGAAGACGTCGCCGCTTTTTTGGGCCTCCGCCCGGATTTCCTCAATAAAGCCGGCCTCGTCTGCAATCCCCTGATTGAGCAGCTGCTTCCAGCCGGAGCTGAGCCCGCCGCTGAGCAGCTCGTTTCTGGCGTTTGACATTTCGCCGATCAGGCCGCCCAACGTGCCGGAAATCTCGGTCAGCAGCTCCTTCGCCTCGTCAAAGTCGCCCATCAGGATCTCCCAGGTCTCGGTCCATCCGGACTGGGCGCTCTCCTTCAGAGTATCCCACAGCTGGGTGAAGGTCTTGACCTTGGTGGCGGCGTCTTCAGCGGTCCGTGCCATCTGGGCGATCTCTTTGGCCTGACTCTCAGAAAAGCCCTGCTGGATGAGATCCGCCTCGGTATACGCCCCGGCGAACTGCTTCAGCGTCTCCGTAAGCACCTCGGTGGTGAGCCATTCGCCCCGGGTCAGGGATTCCCGGAACGAGCCGTACATATTGATGGCGTTTTGGGCTCCCGTCCCCAGCAGCTCGGAGGTCCGGACCAGGGCGTCCTGGAATACCTTGCCGCCCATACCGGCGTTGACCACCGAGTTCCAGTCCATCAAGGAAACTTTGCCCGCAGCCAGGGCCTGGGAGAGCTGATACATGGCTGTGGAGGCCTGCTGGGAGGTGGAACCGGAAACGGCGGCCAGGTTGGCGATGCCTTTGATGGAGTCCACCGAGGTCTGAAGATTGACGCCGGCGGCGGTGAACGTACCGATGTTCCGGGTCATCTCCGTAAAGTTGTAGACGGTCTTGTCCGCATAGGTGTTCAGCTCGTCCAGAGCCCGGTTCACCTGTTGTAGATTGGTTCCCTCATGGGAGGTGTTCGCCAGGATGGTCTGCACCGCGCCGATCTGGGTCTCGTACTCCTGAAAACCGGTCTTGATCGGGTCGATGGTGAGGGCGGATATCATCCGCTTTCCCGCGTTCACCGCGGAGTTGGTGATATTGGAAAGGGCCGTCATGGCCACGACTTCCATAGCCGAGAACTTGGCCCGGACCGTTTCGACGGAATTGCCGAGGGCGGACATATCGCACTTCTTTGCGGCGTCCCCCAGACCCTCCAGCCCCTTCGCGGCGCCGTCCAGGTCCAGGCCCCGTTTCAGCCGGTCCAGCGTTGACAGGCTGGTCTGCACGTTCTGTTCAAACTGCCGGTTGTCAAACCGCATTTCTACGACCCGCTCGTCAATGGTCCTGCTCATGACCCTGTGACCTCCTTCCATGCGTTTTTCGCGATCTGGTCAAAAATAGGCTGGATCGCGGGGTTGATGTAATCGCGCCCCTGGACCCAGCCTCCTGTCCCAGTGCCATGCCCGTATTGCAGGATAATGGCGATGGGAACTCCATTTTGAACATTGGAATTGTGAAACGAGAGTTTGATGACCCCGTTTTTGTTTTCGATCCGGTAATACCAGGATGCGGCGGTCTCGCCGGAATCGATAGGCGTTGCAGACGAAAGGGCGGCCACTCCGGCTCGGCCATACCTGTCAAGTTCCCCAAGATAGACAGCCTCCTTTGCCCGCTCCAGAAAGCGGGTGAGTTTGGAAAAATCACCCTTTTGTCTGAACGTAATCATATGCGGTCTCCTATCGTGTTCGGAATTGCGCCCGTACTCAGATCGCCGGACTCTCCACAGAGCCCACCGGCGTCTGCTGGGCGTTGAAATTGGCGGCTTTCGCTGTTTCAAAGGTAATTCCGCCCGCGCTGTGATCAGACTTGCACAGGTTCAGATAGAAACTGCACACCACGCCGTGGGCGGTCCAGGGCAGCCCCACCATGGCGCCGACCCAGGGCAGCGCCCCGGTATAGCCAAGGTGAACGCAGTAAAACGCCAGCAGCAGACCGCCCACCGTGACGACCCAGAGCAGGGCCCGGATGTCGTTGGTCAGCTGCTTGGAATGCTCTCTTGCCTGCCGGGTTCTCGCCGGGGCCATGCGGCGTCCGTTTCTCATCACACCAGCCCTCTCTCCTGAGCGAACCGGTAGAACAGCATTGCCGCCTGCTCACGGGTCAGGAAGTCGGACCACATCATGTTGGGCTGGCCGTCGATCGCAGAGCCATTGCCCGCAAACAGGCCCACACGGACCACCCACTCCTGGGCCTCCTTGCTCCAATCGCCGCGGTCGTTGTCCTGCAAACTCTTGCGGTACTGCGTCATAGCGGTGTGAAACATCTTGTTGAATTGCGCCTGATCCATATCGTCGTCCTCCTCCTGTACGATAGAAAAGTCCGGACGGCCATAGCCGCCGATTTTGGAATAGGAAAGTGCATAGCTCTTGTCCCGGACACAGCCGCCGTTCTCCACAACGCCGGGGAGGGAGCTGGTGTTCCCCTCAATGGTGTAGACCCGTCCGCCTTCCACCTTCTCCACGATGCCGGTGTGATACATGCTCTTTCCGCCGTCGTTGGTAAAGAAGATCTGGTCGCCGGGCTGCGGATCCCTGGTGTGGAACTGCCCTTTGGCCTTGTAATAGTTGGCGGAGCCGCTGCATCCGGCCCCAACGCCCTTTTCTGCCTGGCACAGCAGCCGCATACCGGTCTCGAACCCGAACGTGTGGATAAAGCACCAGTCGACAAAAATGTCGCACCAGCTGTATCCGTTCTTCTTCCCGTTGTAGACCCGCCCCAGGGCATCCAGGTCCCGCGCGTACTTGTTCCAGTTTTTGTCGCCCGCGTTGGCGGTCTTGTTGTCAAGCTGGGCGTTGGTCTGTTTTTCGAGGTAGCCGATCTCGGCTCTGGCGGTGTCCAGCACACGCTTGACCGCCGGTAAAATCGTCTGAGCAGCCATTGTCTCACCCTCTCCTGCGTATTTGTCATAGTAGCTCTGTCCGTAAGCAGCCCGGCGTGCTTTCGCCTGCTCACTCTGGTCTGCCGGACGCTCAAACTGCGTCAGCACGGCGTCGGAGGCCGCCCGGACGCTTTTAGCGCTGGTCAGGGCATTGACCAGTCCGCGATAACTCTTGTTCAGCTCCTCCCAAAGGAAGTCCAGCTGCATCTCCAGGTCGCCGATGCTTTTCCCGGCAGCCTGCGCATAGTCGAGCAGGTTCTCTTTCCTGCTCCAGTAGGTCCATTGGGCAAGGCCATACCCGGCCCGTCCCGGACAAAATTGGCGTATGCTCCGGAGTCCACCCGCGCCGTGTACTCGGCGTCGGAGAGCCCCAGCTTTTTCTCAAAGGTATTCTGGAGGTTGTCGGGGTGCAGGCCGCTCTCGGCGTAGAGATTGCCCATCAGCCCGGCTGTTCCGCAATCGGAGAGCCCCTTCTCTCTGAAATACCTCCAGATCACTGCTTCTGTCATAGCGTTATCCTCTTGTCCGCCCACGCTTCCGCCGCGCCGCGTTCTGCGCCCGGTTTTGCGCGAAGATCTCCTTCTGGCTCATTTTCTTCTGCGGCCCGTTCTTCAGGCTGCACACGTTGATCAGCGTCATCAGCCGGTTCAGATGCCATTTCTGGCACTCGAAGGGGATCTGATTGGAGATCATCCAGTAGTAGATGACCTCCGCCGTCGCGATCTCGTTGCTGCTCCGGCCATTTCGCCGGTTTCGGATTGTGGTGGCGGTCATTGAGTCGTTGATGTAGGCGTTCACCTGCTCCAGAATCCGGGGCGTGATGGCGGTGTAGACGTTGGGGTCTACATTCTGGGTCAGCGTCATGCACCGGATGTAGTCGATCTGCTCCAGCACAGTCTTCGGCTGTTTGGAGAGATAGGGCTTGTGCCACTTTGCCTCCCATTTTGAAAGGGAGACCAGAGAGTGTTCCAGTCGAAGAGACTGCTCCTTGGTGGTGATGAAACAGTTTTTCGCCTCGTCATACTGTTCGACCCCAGGTATCGTGATTTCCAGCATCTCCGGTCTCCTCTCCTATCCTCAGCGGACAGCCATGGACGCCGGAGCGGCGGAGGTATCCCCGCCCTTGGGGATGATGCCGTTCAGGAATTTTGCCGCGGCGTCCGCGTCGGTGGCCAGCTCCATAAACAGGTCGCTGTAAGCCTCGGTCTGGGCGAATTCGTCCCTCAGCTGCTGGTTCTTGATGAACTGGCGGCCGTCGGGGGACTTCTGACCGTAAGCCCGCAGGATGATGTCCTTGAACAGGGCGATGATCTGCTTGCCGTCCTGGGCGGCGGTGATACGGTTGATCATCTCAACCAGTCCGCCGTCCACAGACAGCTCCATCTCCGTGACCTCGGCCCGGGTCAAATTGAAGTAAAAATCCTCGGTGCGGGATGCACCGTTGTAGTCCGCAAAAGTCCTTGTCAGCTTCAGCATGGTAATTTTTCTCCTTTCAAAAATAAAAAAGAAAGCGGAGCCCTCGGTGAGAGCCCCGCTTTGGGTTGAAAAACGGTCAGGAATTGTTCAGGGTCAGGCCAGTCAGGGTGTAGACCTTGGTATCGGACTTGCTGCCCTTGGTGGCGATGGCCTTCACCGTCTGGCTCTTGTTGGTGACCCGCAGGATGATGCGGTCCTCGTCCAGCTTCACGGGGCCCTTGGTGCCGCCCACCAGCTCCACGGTGATCTTAGCGTCGCTGGGCTCTGCGGCAAACTTCAGCGCCAGATAGTTGCCGGTCTGCTCGGTGCTCTTGCTGCTGAAACCGGTGTAGCCGGTCACGTGCTTCAGGGTGCCGGAGATGGCGCCGTCGCTCACGACGATGTCGCTCTGCAAATCGGTGGCCTTCTTGCCCAGCAGGTCGGTCTCATCGGTGATGGCAGCCGCGGAGACAGTGACCTTCTCCTCCAGCAGCTCGATGACCTCGGCGGGAAGGGGCAGGCGGGACTCGGTTTCCTCGGTGCCGTACAGGATCTCCTCCAGCTTGGTCAGCTTGACGGGGTCCACCTTGGTGGAGTTGATGATCAGACGGGCCGTGGGCTTGAAGCCGGGCACATCCACGGGGGTGGTGGTAACCTCCCAGCTGGGGTTGATGGGTTCGGGGGAGTCGTTGACGGTCTGGTAGCTGCGCTCAGAGGGAGAGGCCAGGCCGCCGTAGACCAGGTGCAGCTTGTAGCCGTGGTCCTGGCCGTCCACATCGTTGCCCAGCTTGGTGCGGTAGCTCAGGCCAAAGACCTTGCGGCTCTGCTGGCCGGCCAGCACGCCGGGGGCGATCTCCGCGGAGCCGTCGCACTCCTCCCACTCGTCTGGGTAGGTGTAGGCTTCGATGGTCAGGCCGAAGTCCTCGGCGCCCACCAGCACCAGATATTTGATGTTGTCGGCGTAGAGATTGTTGGGCTCCGCGCCGGAGGGGCTCTCATTCACGGCAGTCAGGCCGTTCCAGACGATGCCCTTGTTGTAGACGCCGCCGGCGCCGATGGGATACAGAACGCCGTGGTCGACGCCAGTTTCATAGGTGCGCTCGCCGGTCTTGTCCCATACGAGTTTACTCATGTTGTGGTTCCTCCTTTAATAATACAAATCGAATACGTCATGGTGCAGATTGTCCGCCGTGAAATGCCGGTCATGGGAGCACATGGGCAGCATGGCGAGACGGCGGGGCAGCTCGCTGTCCGGATTCTTGTAGATGGCCGTCACCTGATACCGGTCCAGCAGCCGGTAGGGGGCGTTGCCGGCGTACAGGGTCTCGATGCGGCTGCGCTCATAGACGATGCAGTCATACTTCATCTTGAGGTTTTCCGGGGGCTGGAAATAGACGTTTCCGGAACCCAGGACCTCCTCCAGGATTCGCTGGAGCTCAATCCTCCTGTCCGCCATGGTAAAGCCCTCCGATCGTCAGGGTCAGGCGGGGGTACCCCACCTCCACCTTGGAGATCTTCCACTTTGCCCCCATGAACATCACATAGCGCATCTTGTGGAAGTTTTCTCTGGCGAATGGATCGGCGACGATGCTGATCTCATTCGCGACGTTGATGTCATCGTTGAGCGTCTCCCCAGACTGAAGCTGGCGTGCATTCCGAAGCAGGTCGCCGTAGTACGGATACTCGACGATCCGCTCCTCATGCACGCCAGGAGCTGTTTGAACGGTCTCAGCATAGCCTACCGATCCATAAAATTTCGCCATTTTGAATCCTCCGCTCAGCCGCCTACGCCGGGGACGCCGGGAGTGACGGGCTCCTCCAGCGCGATGGCGGAGTACACCCGGGTCAGAGCACCGGAGATGCGGGTCTCGATCAGGAACTTCTGCTGGTTGAAGTCGATGTCGAACTGGTCGAACCGGGTGATCTCGCCGCCCTTGGTGGAACCAACGGTATAGTCGGCCAGGTTGACGAAGATGCCCAGGAGCTTGTGCTGGTTGGTCTCGTCATCGGTGCGGACCAGGCCCTCGAACTGCTCGGCGGTATAGAGGTTGCCCACGTTCAGGGCAGCGGCCAGGTCGGTTCTGGAGTTGTAGATGCGGCGGCCGTTCATGTCGCGGGCCAGCAGCATCACGTTGGCCAGATGGGGCGTGCAGAAGAAGTCGGGGGTGCCGGTCCCCTTGTACTTCTCACGGGCGTACAGAGCGCCGGCAACGATGGCCTCGGCATAGATGTAGTTCTCGCCGAAGCTCATACTGGTCTTGCTGCCCTGGAGCTCGGCCTTGGCCTTCTCGATGTCGATGTCGTAGTGGATGGTATAGAGGTCCTTGTCGTTCCAGATGGAGCGGATGTGGTCCTCAGAGATCTTCATCTCGTCGTCAGACTCCCTGCCGTCGCCGATCATGATGGCGGTGGCGATCTCCTCATTGAGGTTCTCGCGCATGATGCGGTACTGGTACTCCACCACATCGAAATCGGTGATGTCGATGATGTCGTCCCGGTACAGGGCGTCGGTGCGGTACACGGTCTGGGGGTCGGTGGTCCGGGTGATGGCAGTCATGTTGCCGGAGGCCTTCTTCTGCTTGGTCTTCTGATAGCCGTGGGCCCGGACGGTATCCTTTCGGGCGTCGATCTGACGGGTGCGGATACGGCTGATGGGGCTCTTGTGTACCTTCTGCATGACGACGGTGACCCAGCCCTGGTCGCGGGTGACCGCTTCGGGGGCGCCGGGGCGCACGTCCTTGAAGTCGGGGAACAGGGTCTCGATGTCGTCGATGCCATGCTTGAGCTCGTTCTGCTCAGCATAGATCTGCATGGCGGTGCGCAGGCTGCCCACGCTCTTGCTCTTGGCCAGGGCGAGGATGTCCTGCCGGTCGGAGTGGCTCAGAACGGTGTCCTGGGTCTCTTCGGGGTCAAACACATTGTGCTTCATGGTCTTGCTTCCTCCCTTGTTGTTGTCGGTTTTCTTATCGGGGTCGTCCTGGTCCTCTTCGGAGGAGTCCAGTTCCTCCATGGCGGCGCCGATCAGAGCGTACATAACGGTCTTCTGCTCCTCCGTCATGCTGTCCACCACGTCCCGGATGGTTTTCCCATCCTTGGGCTTGTCCTTCTTGGGGTCGTCACCGCCGGCGTCCTTCTTGGAGCCGTCCTCTTTGGGCTCCTCCTCCGGGGCCTTGTGGACCAGAGGGGGCTTGTCGGTGGGGGAGAAGAGGGAAATGGGCTCGTAGGCGGACAGGATCAGCTCCTGCTCGCCGCCTTCCCCGTGGGCCATATCCACGAAGTCGATGAAGGCGCCGGGATTGGCTCCGGCCACCACCAGACTGACCTCGCGGATGTTGCCGTGCATCACGTCCTTGCGGGGCGTCTGCTTCAGGCCGTTGGCATAGATGGACAGGGACGCGATATCCCCGTGCTGCACCAGCTGCTTGGCCGCCTTGCCGCTCTCCGTCTCGTTGAACGTGCAGTAGGCGTAGACGCCGTCCTGGCGGTTCTCCAGAAGCGCGTGGCCAAGGATGTTGGTGGGTTCGTCGTGCTGGTGGTTCCAAACCAGGGGGACCGTCTTCCCGTCGCAGTCCTGGAATGCGTTGTGGCGGATGGTCCGTCCATCGGCGCAGACAAGATCGTTTCGGGTAGCCCAGCCACTAAAGTCATACTTCAGATCCATTTTGAACATTTCCTCCTTCGGGTGTTATGGGTGGCTGATCGCCCTCCCCTTTCGGGGCGCTAAGGTTGCTGTTCCTGAGCTCGTCCGCCTTGGGGTCCTTCGACGGCTTCATGCCGATCTTCTGCCGGATCTCGTTGGAGGTCATGATCTCGTTGCGGGTCATCTTGTCGGCGATCTCGGCGATGTCGTTGATGGGCACCAGTCGGAAGGGGTCTCGGAAGAACAGGATCGACTGCTTCTGTGACCGAGCAGTTTTGGTGAGGAACTTTCTCCTCATTTCGTCAACAATGGCGGACAGGATGGGTTCGATGGTCCGGTTGTCGTAGTTCAGCTTGGTCCGGTCATCGGCGGTTCCGTCCAGAATCCCCTGCGTGATCCCCAACTGGCTGTAAAGCATACTCGTCAGGTACTCGATCTGGGTCATCAGGTTGTTGTCGATAGGCCGGTTCAGCTGCACCACATGCTCCGTGCCGTCGGTGTAGGCGACGCCGTATTTGGAGCCCGACAGCTGTTCCTCGATATCTCTACGGCGTTTCTCCGCCTGTTGACGTCTCGCTTCCGTCTTGATGACGTAAGGGAGCTGGATAATAAGATTGAGCTTGCCGGAGCCGCTCTGCTCGTCGATTGCGTCCAGAATATTCAGCTTCCGAACCAGGCGCTGCATGGTGGAGTTGGGCTCGTTCATCACCGCGAAGAACGGGTTCTCCACGATGGCGACGGTGTCCTTGGGCAGGATGATGTCCTGCTTCTCGCCCCGTTCCTCGTTGTAGCAGCGTACCTTGACGTGCTTGGGGTACCATTCCAGGATCTTTCCGGCTCTCAGCTTCTCGATTTTGTAAGACCCGTTTTCCGGGTCGATGTCGGTGTCTGTGGGTACGATGGCCACGCACCCCTCGTCCAGCATGGACATGACCACGTCCTGCACAAAGGCCCGTCCCGTCTGGTCCAGGTTGGCCTCCAGGGAGAGACAGCTGTTCAGGGACGAGTCGATCACCTCCGTAAACCGGCCGTCCTCATCCAGCCGCACATGCTGGATGGATACCTGGGCGGCGTCCAGGGCGATCCGGTTGTAAACCGATGTGATGATGGACCGCTCGTTGCCCCGGCTGAAGATGGGGCGGTCCGGGCGGTAAGAGGAGCTGGGCCCCAGGGAATAGCGGTAATTGCGGAACTCGTTGCCTAAAAAAGCGTTCCAGGCGTGTTTCAGCCTGGAACCGAATGACATTTCCATGGTCTATCACCTCCGTTACGACAGAAGGTCGGCGTACATCTTCTTGAGAAGCTCGTCATTCTGCTTCATCAAGTCCGCGAAGTCGTAAGTCGGAGGAGGCTTTGCCGCGGATGCCTGCTTTGTGGCCGAGGCAACGGTTTTCACCGCCTGCTGGACACTGCCGCCCGGAGACGGCCCGGCGGTCCGGAGCTGGCTGACCGGCGTTGAGAAGATGGAGGCGCTCTTTTGAATCTGCTCCACGGCGCGTTTCCCCTGCTCCGCCTTTGCGGCAAGGTCCGCGGCCTTTTTCGCTCCGTGACGCTTCACCAGATAGGCGGTGAGAATGATTCCGGCGGCAGCCGCTGCTCCTGCGGCCGCTTTTCCGGCTGTGAACAGCGTTTTCCGCTCGCTCCCATCCTCACCGCCGTACCGTTTCCGGCCCTGCGGCGGCAGACTTCCGTCCTTCTGCTGAAATCGCCGCACGCCCCACTTCATCCCGCGGATGCCGTAGTGCTGTAAAACATCTGACAATCGCGGTCACCTCCCTCCTGATTTGATTTTTGACAACTGTTCCGTGTGTGTCGTTATTGGGTATAAAAAAATCCGCAGACCCAATTAAGAGTCTGCGGTGCATAGGATGCTGGGTTTGACAGAGGTCATACCACAAATATCATCGGTTCAATGGGCATAGTATGCTCGCAATTTTCGGTTCTCGCTGCTGGCTTTGCCGGCAAGCAAAGCGTTTACAATCGTTCCACCTACCGCAACCCCTGCCCCTGCGAGATACGCCACACGCTGATCCTTCATTGTAGTCGACAAAAGTCGGCTTACAACAGTCGATCCGACAATGATACCGGCTTCAGCCAAATAAGTCGTCTGGGTATTTCCGGTTATGGTCTTGCCGCGCTGATAAAGTTTCTTGCCTTCGTCTGCCAGCTTGTCGGTCTTCAGCTTGCCATAGGCGTCTTCCATCCGGCGTTTCTCAGTCTTGACAGCCCGATTGGCGTCTTTGACCTGCTGCCGGGTTGCCTGCCCAGACTTATAAGCGCTTTTCGTCTCGGCGGCTTTGGTTTTGGCGCTTTCGTAATCCGCCTCAGCTTTTCGGTAACGCTCCAACCCCTTCTTGGTATAAGAGCCGTCATAGTTCTGATACCGCCGAACACCCCATTTCATGCCCTTGACCCCGTAGTGGGCCAGGCAGTCCTGGGGAGAAGGCTTTTCATAGGGCTTCATGCTGTCCCCCCCTTTTTTTTGTTCTGTTATTCAAATGCCTCGGGATTGTGGCGGAATGCCACATAGGCGTCCATCATGGCCGCCACCGCGTCGATCTTCTGATCAGACCGCTTTTTCAGCAGCTTGCGGTTACCGTTGGTATCCTCCATGGTGATGCAGTTGCCCATAGAGAAGGTGATCAGCGTCTCATCGAACAGCAGCATCCGCTCTCCGGCCAGCTTCTTCAGCTCGCCCAGGGGGACGGACTCCGTTTTGCTGCCCTGTCGGACGACCTCCACGCCAAAGGGGCCGTTCTCGGAGGTCCACCGCTCCACAAACTCCTTGGCGTTGTACGGGTCATACCCGAAACAACGCACGTCATAGCCGCAGTTGACGATGTGCTCATCCAGATCGTCGTAGACCTGCATCATGTCCAGGACGGTGCCCTCCATCACGATCAGGCTCCCCTCCTCCATGAACTCCTCGTATTTGACCCGCATGGCCGCGGGCAGCTTATGGAGCGTCAGCGAGGTGATGTAGTTTCGGGTCTTGACTCCGAAGGAGCCGTCCCGCAAGGGAAACAGGAACGTAAAGGAGCAGAAGTCATCGCCCTGGGACAGATCCGCCCCCATGGAGCAGGGCATCTGCCAGAACCGTCTCCTGCGGTGGGGAATCGTCTCCTCATAGGTGAAGTAGTAGGTGTAGCCCTCCATGGGGAGACCGAACCGCTTTGCCAGCATATCGTTCCGGGTGGCCGGGGCAGATTCCGCCCTGTCCACGTCCATCTGATAGGTGTCGTAGGTCACGGTCTTTCCCAGATTCGGATTGGCCTTGAGCCACTTATCCGGATCGGCAACCTCCTCCACCGAGTCCAGCTTGTACCACCAGATGGAGACGTGTTCCTGCGGAGGCCCGTTGCCTTGCAGAATATTCATCAGCTCCATTTTGATGGTATCGCCGGCTCCGTTACGGACGGTGCCCTCCGAGCTGGTGGCAATGATGAGATAGTCATCCAGCTTGGACGCGCCCTGCTCGATAGCGCCGATCACATCCTCCCGGGCGTCTGCCGAGGACAGCCATTCGTCTACGGTGGCCACCTTGCAGCGCAGCCCCTGGAGCTTGTCCACCGACATAGGGCGGACCTCGATGAGAGAACCCGAGATGAAATTCTCGATACCTTTTTTGGTGGAGGCCAGCTTCACCCGGTTTGCCTTGGCGCCGGTGGTGTTCTGGAGGGAGCCCTCCGTCATGAACTGGAACACCGGCCCTCTTGCCCGGGTGATGGCGGTCTTGATGGGGTTGATGATCTCCTCCGCCTGCTTCATGGTGGGGGCCGTGGTGATCTGATGGGTGGTGGAGCCGTCCACCACGCAGAAATAGGCCTGCATACAGGAGTCGTAGAGCGACTTCGCTGCGCCTCTCCCCACAATGAGATACTGCTTCTTGGTCAGCCGCTGCTTCATCCGCTTGGTCACATAGCGCCCACCCCGTCCATCCGGATTGGGCACGTAGACCGACCGGTCGACGAAGTAGTACCATCCGAACACCTGCTCCCCCCAGAGCTTGAAACTGTCCAGCAGATGCAGGTCGGAGCCGTCGGTCAGTGTCAGCTCGTTCTCACAGAATTCGATCCACCCCTCGACGGCCTTGTCGTCATAGTAATAGCTCGGACTGTCGATCAGCTGGTCGATCCGGTACATCTCCATGGCGACTTCCTTGCAGACCGGAATATCGCCCCGGATGACCGCGTCCCGGAACGCGCCGTAATAACGGGGGACGGCCGTGTTGGATAACATTCACATACCAGCCTCCCTCACAGCCCCAGAACTTTTCTGCCAACCAGGACCAGTGCGGAGAATTTCTGCTCCGTCAGCGTCGTGCGGTAGGTTTCCTTTGGAACGACTTGCTCCATATCAAATACGATAACGGGAGATTTAGCCTGGAATCCGCCATAGATCGCGTCATTGGTGTCCAGAACGGCGCCGTATCCTGCCTCTTTGCAGGCGTTGAAGAATTTGGTGCGCTGGGTATGGACGTCCTTCCCCTTTCGGCTGTCGCCATTCCCGTCATACGGGATGACATAGTTGAACATCCGGTAGACGGTCTGGAGATCGTCTGCGGACGGCGTATAATCCGGGTCTTTCATCTTCTGCAAGACGAAGTAGCTCTGCATCCGCTCACGGTCGGTAACAAAATTGTAGAAATCCCGGTCCTTCTGATACAAGTCCATAAAGACCTTGGCTCCGGAATCCTCGCTGGCGACCTTCAGGTCTGTCTTGAGGGAATTGTCGATCCGGTATTTCATGAAATTGCCCGTCCCGATCAGCTTGCCGTTCTCATCATAGACCGGCTGAGGGATGGGGCGGTTGAACAGGGCGTTGTACTGATGCTTGTCCAGCGTATGGTGGGTCGCATAGAACATATCCGCGCCCTTCGTCCGGTCCTTATCATAGGACAGGGTGCTCAGGGTCGTCTTGTCGGCTTTCAGCACTTCGTCAAAGTGCTTTTTGTTATAGATGCTGTTGCCGCTCTTCCGTTTGTTCTTGATGGCCTTCCGCTGGGCCGGCGTGTAGTCTCCGCCCTTTAAGGGGTACGGCGGGCCGTTGCGCACCCCCCACTTCTGTTTTAGGATGCCGTGGTGTTGCAGTTCCATGCCGCTTCACCTCAGCCCTTCAGTTCCTTGATGGCAAGCGCGATGGACAGCGAGGTGCCGGCGATGCCGAGCAGCCCTCCCGCAACCTCCAGCGTGCCCCGCAGCGCCTGCCTTCCCTTGGATACCTGCGCCGGGGGTGTCTCCGCAAAGAGCTGGTTATACTGCCGTTCCAGCAGCTCCCGGTTGATTTTGTCCCGCATATCCTTATCGCTCATCTTGGACAGATCCATCCGCTTTGGGGCCTGCTTCGGCGCGGTGGTGCTCTGTTCCAGCTTTCGCATCTCTTTGACCAGATTGTCGGTGGCGTCCACCGTTTTCTTGGTCCGTTCCAGATCCTCCTTGGCCCAGCGCTTTGGGTCCGGATTGGACAAGTCGATGCGGTTCTCCTTCTTCTTGGCCGCATTCTCCCGCTTATCCCGGTCATATCGCGCCTGACCCTTAGCGGTCAGGGTACCGTCCTTGTTCTGGTAGCGGCGAACGCCCCACTTCATGCCCCTTACACCGTAGTGGGCAAGAACATTAGCATCCATTTTGAATTTCCTCCTTCCCACTGGGATTTTCTATCGGGTCCGCGGCCACATAAAGCCGCCACTCAAACTCGCTGATCTGCCGGTTCATGGCCTCCATGGCGGCGGAACTGACCGGCGGGTCGAAGAGAAGGCGGACCTTCAGATAGACATAAGAGCGCACCATGGGGAAGACGCTTTGCTCCATCGGCAGAAACTCTCCCCACGTCTCGTCTTTCCCGGAGATGGAGAAACCGTTCTTCGGCCCGACGCCCATTTGCGTCAGGATCGAAAGCACACTGTTGATGTGCATGACAATGTCGGCGTCAAAGTGCGTATAATTCTCGTCGATGCCCAACAGTTTCTTGATGGATGTCAGGATGCTTTCGGTTGTCTCCATATCTGCCTCCTCACTTCCGCAGGGCAATGAACTTCTTCATGCAAAAGCCCCTCGTGCCGTCGGGAAGAGTCACGCGGTAAAACTCGCCGCTGCCATTCTCATCCTGGACAGCCACCTCGGTCAGAGCCGGAATAACGGCTGCTATGTCCGCCTTCAGGCTGGGGGCCTTTCGGACATTCAGCCTTTGGCAGTTCACCGCGACTCCGGTAAGCCCAAATGTCGGAGCAGCCTCCTTTTCCGGCAGCCCCGTTTTGGAAGGGTTGTCCCGCATATCGCATTCCTCCTTATTCTTGATTATTCCGTTTCTACTTTTTCCAGGGGCAGGTGTCGTTGGGCTTCCGCTCAACCGGCTCTGCCATCAGCAGATGCTCGTCCCCATAGTGGATGGCCTGGTGCGTCTCGTTGATCGTGGTGATGAGGTACTCCGGGTCCAGGATCATATCCAGCCGTTCCCGGATGTCCTCGGGACGGATCGGGTTCATGTGGTGGATGATGGGCCGGCGGAAGATCTCCCGTCCGGCGATGCCCAAATCGCACCCGCAGTCTCTTGCGATCACGATATCCCGTACCCGCCGCCACTCCGGGGAGCGGTAAAAGAACTGGTTCATATACCGGTCAAAGCCAAACGTCTCTTCCCCGACTACGCCATCCAGTTTGAGATAACGGTACCGCTCCTGGAATGTGGGGAGGAGGATCAGCTCGGAATAGCATTTAATATTCATCCTCGTCTTCCTCCTGTCCGCTGTACCGCTTGAACGCGGCCATGGCCTTCTCGTAAAGTTCGTCCATCCGCACGCCGGATTTGTATGCCTCGGTCTTGGCCTGGACCAGCTCCACCTCTTTGGCCAGCCGTTCATTCTCCAGGCGGGCTCTGGTAGTTCCCAGCTTCAGGATGGTGGTGACCTCCTGGGAGGAAGCCGTCCCCTCCAGAAGCCGGCGCTCGATCAGATCCACCGCAAGATTGATCAGCTGGTTCTCTCTTCCCTCCGGTGTCAAGGCGGCGCGTCGCCGTTTTCCCCCATCTCCGGTTGGTTTGATTGCTTTTGCCACGCTTGACACCTCCTCTCGCTTAGATTTGTGATAGTTGCGTTGGCTTATGGAACAGTTTGAAATGACATTTGAAGAAGCCCGCATGAGCAGGACACCGATGAGTGGAGAAAAATTCATAGCAGTGGAGGTAATGCACTGCGTACCAATGAGGAAAGGAGGCCTCGCATGGACGAAAAAGAGTTCTCACCGGCTGACGCCAACCCTGTGGGCTTGTTCAAATGCCACCCCGAACCGAAACCATTTTCCGAAAATATCCCCCGGAGAATTTTTTGAGACTAGCGCGATGCAGAGGGGGTACTATTTCGGTTGCCCCCCCCTATACCTCTTTTAGCGGATACACCTGCTTACACACCCATTTGAAAAGGTAATTCTTCCTTAAAATGACAAAAAGAAACGCACCATCGCAAGACAGTGCGTTTCTTCTTAGGATGCTTGGCCAGGTTGCCGTCATGCGGTCGCCATGGGTTCGGGTTTCACAGTCTTCTTGACCTTTTTGTAGATACCCAGGGGGTCGTACTTGACAATGTCGTCGATAGCCCGTTCAACTTCTGCCCAGTTCTCCTGCTCAGAGAGCTGATCGGAAGTACGGGCGATACGCGCTAAGAAGGCGCTGGAATGATAGCCTTTGGCTTCATCATACCGATACCACGCCTCGAACTCTGTAAAAGGGTCATAGGGGTTATCGGTTGTTGTCAGCATACACTTTTCCATTCGCTCTCACTTCCTTTCCTACTCATTGAGATACTTGGAAACAGCAGAAGGTGAAATTCCCAAAGCATCGGCGATTTCTGCATTGGTGCTTCCGGAATTGGCCATCGCTTTAATGCGATTGATGCGAGCTGTGGAAAACTGAGTTGTAGTTCTCGGCGTTGCCCGGGCTCTGACATCATCCGGATCTGCATAACGAAGAATCTCTTTCAGTGTTGTGTCCGAAATTGCGCCGGCTTGGATCGCTTCCCATTCTCCATCAGAGATGGTAATGCGAGTTCCTTTTCCGTTTGCTCCCGTAGAAACACGAGCATCACTGATTGCAGAGCGACGAATCTTAGAGATTTCGTCTTTGTCGGTGATGTTATTTGCCTGAACTTTTGCATTAACCTGAGCATTAGCAATGCGCTGGGCCTCACGTTCACGAGGAGCATTGAGGCGAGCAGTCTTCAAAGCCGAGGTCAGTCTTTCGACTTCAGGAGCATAGGTTTTTGCCGCACTTGCGTTTCGCATCAGCGTTGGAGTGGATAGATACTCAAGACGCACCCGATTAGCTAACGCCTTCATTCGGTTGGCGTAGTCTGCATAGGCGTCCTCCTGAACGGTTCCGGAAGACAGGGTACGAACATCGTCTACCTTTTCAAGCAACTTAATTTTTGTCGTAGCTTGAACAGTTTTTCCCGTTTTTGGGTCGATGTAGGTTCGGCCAGACTCCTTATAGCTGACTTTACCAGTCTCCCTGTCGATGCGGCCGCTTCCTTGACGCTCCGGAACATCGACGGTCTGTTTGCGGCGGGAGAGGAGGGTGGAAGCACCGCCCCGTTCCTTGCCAGTTTCAGGATCTACATACCCCTGCCACCGTTTTCGGAGGGTGGGGATGTCATTCTCAATCTCAGACCGCTTGTAATCCAGTTTGTGTTTGGCGGCGTCGATGACTACCATGCTGTGCTTGACAGCACGGGTGATTTCTTCTACGGGGGCCCCTTTTAGGGTCATATCCGTGATGAGGTTAGATATCTGCCCCATCTCTCTTTGAGTGGCTTCTTTTGACAGAAGCCGCACCCCCGTCTTCCCCTCGGTGGAGTATTCGGTTTTTGGATCGAAATCTTTCAAACCTGCCAAGGCC